ATTAGCTCCAGTGTTGTCTAGATTTCAATTCAGAAAGATTGACACAATATCTAACTGTGAAATAAATGCGGTTTTGGGTGACTTTGAGTGTGGTCCTGGTGAAGTTAATGATGAAGCTCAACATTTAATGTTTTTGGGCGTCACCAGATATGGATTGGCTGCCATAAAAAAATATATGGAATACAGAGGTGTTGACAGGATTTACACAATTGAGATGACCGATAAGGCGATCAATAGTGAAATCGGGAAAATGAGATTGGAGAGAAGTGGCCAATGTATTCTCAAAGTGCAGGGAGTAAGTCAAATTGTTAAAGATGACTACCAATTATCGACTTGTGATTGGATTGTGGATGGTGATAATTCACTTAGTTGGGAGACATTATTCGAAGTGAATGGTCTCAGAATGGTAGTTATTAAGAGAGAACCCCTAATGGAATATATGATTAGACGAAGGAAACAGCAACATTTTAGAATGTTTGAAAAAACTTATAGAGTGTCCAATGTTTCTGGATATTATTTCATAACCTGGGGTGGCAATGAAAACCACAGAATAAATAAAAGTGATGTGGAAGTTGTTGCTACATATTTGGCTGGACAAAAAAGAGATCCTAAGGCTTGGCAAGATGCTATTCAAGTTACTAGAAATCTCTTTAATAGGGAGAAGAGACCTCCTTGTGCTAAAACCTTATTACTAACTGCTGGAATGGGTTTTAAAAAATACATGAAACTGGAAATACAGCAATTACACAGTTTCATTAGAACATCTTGGATTGGAAATAAAAGACTAATTGACGTGTTTAACCATTACCAAGATTTTCAAAGCATATTTGAAATTCCATTCAGTTGGATTTTCGAAAAAATGAAGGGAAAGATGAAAGAACTGATTCAAAAAGCAAAAGATGGGTTGAAAAGTAGATTAACTGTAGAAGACAAAGATGCTCTTCTAAAGTTGATCAATACCGACTTGTTGGATGCTGACGATGATGATGCTGACGTCTTATTAGCTGGATTTAAGGATAAGACTGTGGTGAACGTCTTCGAAACCTTGAAGAAGGACCTTCATCCGTCCAATGAGGACATGAACGGGGCAATACGGATAATAGCTGGTTATAAAGGTGATGAATTCGGGAATAAATTCATCTACAACACCATTTTGAGAACCATTTTTAGACGGGGAACTATTGGTGATTGTATAATAGACCAATGGAAAGAAAGAGTCAAGTTCGAAGCCGAGCTCTTTATAAAAATCCATAGTTACAAGAAAGATAGTGGAACCTTGTTAAGCTGGGCTGATTTGTTCAATAAGAACATCAAATTCAGCACAGAAAATGTCAGAGACCTAATAGTGGACAGTCTATTAGGCATGTCTTCGAATCACGCATACATTTTAGCTAATTTTAGACAAATGATCAAGGCTTTCGAAAGGTACAACATTGTTGGCAAAATCAAAATGGATTATGAAGCCAACAAGAAAGTGTTTGAGTTCATCAAATTGAAGTATCAAGGAAAGTTGGACACAAAAGGGAAGATGCGAAAGGTTGCGGAAGAAAATTCAAAACACGTTAAAGAGTTCTTGATGAAAAAAGCACAATACACATGGGATGTGGCTTTGACTCAGAACAAATATATGTTGAGAATTTTTGATTTCAAGACACTTAAAAGCGCAATGTTGACAAAAAATCTAGGAACGCAAAGGAGAATTCTGCAGATGGTGATGAAAGATGAGAGTTTTCTGGAAAAGCTTAATTGGAAAGAAATGAACTATTTGAGGGAGCAAGAAGAGAAACTGACAAAAGAGTTGTCGTCTTATGGAATGTGGAACTTACATAATACCAAACGATTATATGGTTTATGCAAGTACAGTGTCATTGACATAGACGGCGACGGGGATTGTTGTTACGGAGCTCTAGGAAGAACGTTCGGATTAAGCAGCACAGAACTCAGGGAAAGAATGTGTAAAGATTTGCAAACTATCATGGATAAAAAAGAGGAACTATCAGACGACGACAAGAAATTGTTCGGGAGAGTCTCGAAGGACCTATTGAATCCAGGAAAGTGGGGTTCAAATCTGACCTGTAGAGTTTTCGCCCAGATGTATGACTACAATGTAGTGATAGCTAGGGTGGAGGATAGGGATATCCTTTATAAGGTTCCGAAATCAAAGAGGAAGATTGTGTTGTTGTACCAAGGAGCCAGTGGATACCAACACTTCGACCTATTGGAGAGATTTTCAAGAGGAAAGAGGAATCTGGAATTCAATCCCTGCACTAATGTAACTGAGATGATACAGGTGGATATGAATATGCCGTTCAATAAATCTGTATGCAAAGATTATTGGAAAGATAGTGTAGAAGGTGAAAAATTCGTGCTTTCCAATGATAGTATTGGGTCCGGATTGACCCTGGAAATAGAAGACGAATCTGAGGAAATAGAGCTACAAGAGAATGACACCGACATCAAGGAGGAAATTGATATCATAGAAGAAATTCTAAAGTCTGAAGAAGCCACCCCGGTAGAATCTGTTTTAACCAGAGAGGATGGAAAGGACGAAAAGAAGGATATTGTCAGTGGAATAGATGAGCAGAAGGTTCCTTTGGTTGATCCTGAACACAAAAATGAAGTGTCGAAAGAAGAGAGGAAAAATGATAAAGAAAGTGTTGAGGAAACTAAAGAAGAGAAAATTGAGATTGAAGAATCCCCGAGAAAAAAGAAGAGCTTGAAAGGAGCTAAACAGTGGATGAGTGGAATCTTCAAGACCAAAAAGAAAACTGAACCACAAAAAAAATCCAAGAAAGGTGGACCAGATGACGAAGCGCCATCAGGGACCCCTGGAAAGAAGGATTTTTAATTGGACGTTCAGTAAAAAATAAAACTAACCTGTTATTTGAAAGTGATAGTGATAAGGGGCAAATAATGGGAATAGGAAAGATAGCGCCGAACCATCTAAATCCAATTTATTTGAGAACAGATGGCAAGGGGTATTCTTACAATACTCCAAATATACTATCAAACAGAGGTTGGATCATTGATGGGGTTCGACCGCAAGCTTTTGGAACCAAGGAATTGTCTGAAATCGAATCCATTAAGAAGCACTCCAAACGGAAGATAGGAATTGAGAAAATAAAAGAAGAAACAGTAAAGTTTTTGAAAGGGAAAAATGAGTTAATAGAGATATTGATGAGAAAAATGCCAATGATTAAAACTTCTGTTGATGATCGTTTGGCTTGGATAAGTAAACATAAGAACTACGGAGCTGCTAGGAAAAAACGACTGATTCAGGAGCATGAATTGATGCTTAAAGATGATGTCATGAGAAAAAGAGATGGGTATTACACCGCTATGGTAAAGTTTGAGAAGAAATTTATAGGAGTGGGTAAAAAACCAAGGCTCATTCAGTTTCCTACGGATAGAGTGATTTTGAGATTCGCCCCATGGTTCAAAAAATGGCAAAACGTGTTCACAGAAACATTTCAAGATGTCTCAGGTGGATATTTTTTTAGTGGTGAAGACCCAAATAATAAGTGCGGGTTATGGTTAAAAAACAGTATCAACAAACTTAGACATGCTTACGGAACATACACGGTCATAGAAATGGACTTTGAAACGTGGGACTTGAATTTGAACAAGGAATTTCTGAAGTACGAGTGGGAATGTTATGAAAGAAGTATGGACGAAAACACAAAAGCATACTTTAAGGAGATAAAAGAAATGCAGATGAACACAAAAGGATTTGGAATGCGCAGCAGAAAGGCCTATAGAGTGGAGGCAACCAGGAAGTCTGGAGACCCAAACACTTGTGGAGGAAACTCTTGGATAAATGCGGCAATTAAACTGAAAGCA